CTTCCCACGCTATAGAGGTTCTGGAAAACCTTCGCGTTTAGCGAAAAAAACTAGGAATGGCGGCTCGGAAAGACGGGCAACTATCGAAAATGTAGGAATGGCAGCCCGGAAAGACGGGATGGCTGGCGGGAAAGACCGCCACACTGGGGAGTGTGGTTGCAGCGACATGGTAGAGTGCAACTGATAAGTAACACCACGCCTTTACCTCCTATAAGGCGTGCATCTCTGAAATTTGGCCGCCGAAGGGGTTCGATTCCCCTACTCCCCACGAAAATGTTAAACCACGATGGACGAGTGTAAGCCCCGTCCATCGACAAAAGAGATTAAAGATGAAAACGAACATTAACCCTCGGGCAGCTTATTTAGCGGCCAAGAGTCAGGTAGAGCTACAAGCTCAGTGCTGTAGTGCGCATTCAGCGCAGCAAGGTCGCATAGTAAATGGAGCCACAGAAGCTGTGTATGTTCGCAAAGACCTGATAGGTCGATTGCAAAGGAATCCCCAGTTGCTGACATCTGTGATACCGGTTTGCGTATTTGCGCAATACGGCAAAACGACATTAGGTCGCGCCTATACTTCTCGATTTCGTTGGGTTCTGACCAATCTACAATCGCTATACGAATTATGTACTTCATAAGTAGTGTTTTTAAAATGTTAAACGTTAATCGGCTGCAAAGATAATGAAAATATCCGATGCAGCCAAACGGGGATGGCTGGAATGCAGGGCGCACGGTGGAGCGAGCCGAGAATGGAGTTAAATGGCTTACGGATAAGGCTCGCTTCGGCATGGAGAGTGGATGACATTAAAAACACTGGAGCTCGACAACCGATAACTGCATGGTAATATTCGGGAGAATGGCGGTTCGACTCCGCCCAGCCCCACGAATATAAAAAGTAAAAAGGTAAAAGGGTAAAAAGGTAAAAAGACCTTCGAACCTTGTTGTAACAATATTATAACAGCGTATGAAAAAGTATATAGACATAACCAAGGCGGTGCGCCAGGACATCAAGAAGGCGTTCGGCGTGACGGAGCAGATGATCAGCTATGCGCTGCGCTTCGACTCCACCAACGGCATGAGCGACAAGGCCAAGCGCATTCGCTCTTATGCCCTCCAGAAGGGCGGCATCATGATGGTGGTGGGCAAGGAGGTGGAGACCATTCACGACTGCGACGGCTACATGAGGCAGTACTTCCCCAACGGGGCGATGGTTGAAGTGGATAAGAGCACAGGCAACGCTACCATCTACTGGGATGGATGGTCTATGGTGAGTTTCGGTAACATCAAGGTGACGGAACTAACTATCCTACAGAATATCGCCAGTAAGTGGACATCAAAAGATGCTACCGAGATGTCTGATGCCAGTCTCAAAGAACGTTTTAAGCGTGGGGTATTGCTCACGTGGAACCGATATAACATCGTGACACACGAGGAAATCAAGAATATTTGATATAATGTTAAGTGTTGAGTGTTGAATTATTAAAAGCATAGGAGGCAAGGATTATGGCAAGCATCGAGATGAGCTTTGAGGGAATGTTTCTTCTGTCCATGGTTATCATGGCGGTGAGTGGCACAGTGGGTATCTACATGGGTAAGCACTGGAACTATTTTACAAGTGAGGAATAACTGATTAATAACAATGGAATACTACGGTAATACACTTTGCATATCAGCCCCTGAGCTGTTCGAGCGTGGCATCATGAGCAAGAGCTGTTATAGCTCTGCCGTGAACCGCGGACGGCTGAACGTGGTGCGCAGGGGTGGCGGCGCAAGCGGCTGCACGGCACTGATTGCCGTAGATAGCCTGCCCACCAAATACAAGAAAGCCGTGGAGGAAGAGTTTCCGGGCGGTCCCGAGGTAAGGCTTCGGGGATGGGTGGTGTCCAACTACGAGGTGGATCAGAACGCCAGGGTCTTCTTCAGTGATCGCCGCAAGACGGGACTCGACCTCACGCCCGACAAGATACAGGAGTACGTGGTGAACGCATCGGTGCTCAACACCTGCATCAAGCTCTACGACAGAGCTTCCACTTACAAGAAACTGATGGGCGACCGATACGACTGGAGCATGATGACCGAGGTCATCGCCCTGCTCAAGGAAGAGTACCACCACACCTTGCCAGAGTCGATGCTTCGCTTCCGCAAGAAGGTGAACGAATACCAGAAGGGCGGCTACGGCGTGCTGATAAGCGGCAAGTTCGGCAACCAGAACACACGCAAGGTGGATCTGAAGACCGAGAAACTGGTGATGGGCTTGCAGCTGTTGCCTAACAAGCCGTACAACTCGCAGGTCAAGGACCTCTACGATGCCTTCGTATGCGGCGAGCTAGACGTATATGACATCAACACAGGCGAGCTCTTCGACCCCGAGGACTTCTGCGACAAGGACGGCAACCCGAAGAGCCTGTCGGACTCCACGATAAGGAACATCCTCAACAAGCCGAAGAACCGACTGATATGGGACAAGAGCCAGTTGAGCTGGAGCAGCTACATGCACGAGGCGATGCCTCACATGCACCGCCACGCTGGCGAGTACTCGCTGAGCCAGATCACCATGGATGACGTGGATCTGACCCGAAAGCTGAAGGACACCAAGCTCCGAGTGAAAGCCTACTATGCCTACGATGTGGTGAGCCAGTGCGTGATAGGAGCCTCCTATTCGAGAGACAAGGACCAGTACTTGGTGAGAGACTGCTTCCGGGATATGTTCAGGCTGATAGCCAAGCACGGCTGGGGCATCCCTGCCGGCATCGAGGTGGAGAATCACTTGATGACCGACTACAAGTACACCCTCCTGCAAGAGGGCACGGTGTTCAGCCACGTGCGCTTCTGTGCGCCGCTGAACTCCCAGGAGAAATACGCAGAGGCGATGAACGGTGCGAAGAAGCGCCGCATCATCCACCGCAACCATACCGGCATCGGCCGCTTCTACGGCAAGTGGAAGTGGAGAGCCGAGAGCAAGAAAATATCGGATGCCTCCAACGACACCTACGAGGACAAGGATTACTACAGCTTCGAGGAGCTCGTTGCCGATGACAGAAGAGACAACTACGAGTGGAACCACACGCTCCACCCGAACCAGAAGAAATACAAGGGCATGACCCGATGGGACGTGCTGATGGAGAACATCAACCCACAGCTCAAGCCGTTCGATGCCGTGACCCTCGCCCGATACATCGGCGAGAAGGTGGAGACCTCGGTCAGAAGAAACTCCACCGTGAGGGTAGCCTACGAAGACTGGTGGCTCTCCTCTCCCCAGGTGTTGGAGAAGCTGGCACCGAACAACTACAAGGTGACCGCCTACTACCTACCCGACGAGGACGGCAAGCCGCAGGACGTGTTCATCTTCCAAGGCGACAGGTACATCGACCAGGTGGAGCGAGTGGAGACCTACAACCGAGTGATGGCGGAACAGACCGACGAGGACAAGCGGAAGTTCTACCACCAGCAGAAGAAGGTGAGGGAGTTCAACGAATACACCGACAGCATCATGGTGCCGAAGGTGGGAACCATGGAAGCTTTGGAAGTGAAGAGTGAAGAGGGAAGAGTGAAGAATTCAAATGCTATTGTTGATAAAAATGCTATTGTTAATATAAATAAGATAGAGTATGAAGCAGAACGTAAGAAAGAGATCCAAGAGCTCACGGCAGAACCACCAGATGCGGTTTCGCCATCCGAGCCTAAAACGGTGGATGCATTGGTGGGCGACAGGATCGGTGTACATCAAGGAGCCGACTCCTTGGTATGCGAGGAGAAACCACTGGGAGTGGATAGCACCGTACATACTGACTCACCTCCCGTTCTAGGGAGTGAGGATGATGACGAGATAGATACTCTCCTTGCCAGCGATGAGTCCGAAGAGGACATCATCAGGCGAGCGAGGGAAATGATTTAGGCAGAAAGTCCATAACTATAGAAGCCTGATGGTTCGCACGGAACCGTTCTTCGGAACTTCGCAAACTTCTCACAAACTATCATAACGATGTCGGGGAAGTGCGAGCCGAAGGCTTCACCCTTTTTAAAGGTAAAAAGGTAAAAAGGTAAAAAGGTAAAAAAAAGAGAGCTGACTATATTATTATAACGAACTTAAAACATAGATAGAACATGATTACAACAGAACAGAAAAAGAAGATACACGCTGCCATCGTGGAGAACCGCAAGCTCTACGACAGCGACTCGAAACACGCCAAGGTATTGGGCGTATCGGTTTCAGTGTACAGCTTGGTGAAGCAAGGTCAGATGGACCGCACGCTCAGTGATGCCAACTGGATTCGCCTGGCACGTCGCCTGGGGGTGAACCTGCGCCACGAGATCGACTGGAAGACCGCCAAGACGGAGACCTTTCTTATCGTGATGGCACAGTTGGAGGCGGCGCAAGGCTCTGCCCTCTCGATGATCCTCTGCGACGAGCCTAACATTGGCAAGACCTACACCGCCAAGTATTACGTGAAGGGTCACAAGAACGCCATCTACATCGACTGCTCGCAGGTGAAGACCAAGCGCCGACTCATCCGAAAGATAGCCGCCGAGTTCGGCTTGGACAGCAAGGGAACCTACGGCGATGTCTATGAGGACCTCACCTACTACCTTCGCTCCATCGACACACCGCTCATCATCCTCGACGAGGCAGGCGACCTACAGTACGAGGCATTCCTTGAACTCAAGGCCCTCTGGAACGCCACCGAGCACTGCTGCGGCTGGTACATGATGGGAGCCGACGGACTGAAGGAGAAGATCAACCGCTCCATCGACTGCAAGAAGGTGGGCTACACCGAGATGCTCTCTCGCTACGGTGGCAGGTACTGCAAGGTGACACCCGACGACAGCAAGGAGCGAGAGAAGTTCCTGTTGAAGCAAGCCGCCATCGTGGCGAAGGTGAATGCACCGGAGGGCTACAACGTGGCTGACATCGTGAGACAGACGCAGGGTAGCTTGCGAAGAACCTACACGGAACTGGAGAAGCTCAAGATTAATGAGGAGTTAAGGAGTTAAAGGAGTTAAGGAGTTAAAGGAGTTAAGACAAATGCTTTAGTGATTATGGCAAAGAGAGCGTACAACCCACGGGAGATAGCCAAGATGACTTATCAGTCGATACCGTGGACAGGAGAATGGGAGGAGGCGTTCGGACAGCCGGATATTACCGACACGTGGCTGATACACGGTCCGAGCGCTGGAGGAAAGAGCAGCTTTGTGATGCAGCTTGCCAAGAAGCTCTGTGAGTATGGCAGAGTGCTCTACGTCTCGCTGGAGGAGAAGGTGAGCATGAGTTTCCAACAGCGCATCCGCCGATTCCACATGGAGGAAGTGGAGACCCAGTTCCGGGTGATCACCGATGCCGATATGGAAGGGCTGAGGGAGCGGCTTAGCAAGCGCAAGAGTCCGAAGTTCGTCATCATCGACTCCTTCCAGGTGGCACAGCAGATGGCAGGATGGGACTACACCCAGGCAGCCGCCCTGATAGACGAGTTCCCTCGCAAGTGCTTCATCTTCATCTCGCAGGAGCAGAAGAGCGAGCCGCTTGGCAAGGGAGCGGTCAGGTTGAAATACCTCGCCGGTGTCAAGGTGAGGGTGAAGGAATACAAGGCGATGTGTCTGGGTCGTTTCGTGCCAGGGATAGGCAACTGCTTCAAGGTATGGCAGGACGGCATCATACAGGCGACGAACAATCTTTGAAAGGTAAAAGGGTAAAAAGGTAAAAAAGTAAAAAACTTTGGGATTATGGAAGAGGTGATCAATGAGATTATGGAGTTCGTCAAGCAGAAGACTGGCGACTTCTCTTATTTGGACCAGGCGCAGATATTCGAGGATTTGGCAGGTCGCATGAGCGCTCTCAACGCTGACGCAATGAGGGCTGAGTACTTGGGCACGGATGATTATCTGCTGGATGGGGTCTAAGTGATGAGTGAGGAATGAAGAGTGAAGAGTGAGGAATGAAGAATTTTTAAACCATTAACGATATGAAGAGAATACTATTCGCCATCCAGCAGTGGTGGCACAAGGTGGGTGCGGAATACCACCGCAAGAAGGTCATGCGCATGGAGCATGAGATATGGGAGGAGGCGATGCATCGCATCCAGGTGAGGGAGTTCACTGGCAGGATTTATCTCTGCCTGGACGACATGCCCATCCTAGAGAAAGACAGTCTGGTAGAGGACGTTGAGGATGCCGTACAGGAGTTTCGTAACAACTTCTTCGACTACACCAACTATAGGCGCAGGGGGCGTATTCCCGAAGTTCATCGCTAAAGGGTGGACGGAAGGTAAACAGGAAAGTGGTTTATAACATGGTTTTAACGATGTTCAAACGAAGTTAGTATGATATATCAGCTACAAACCAATATCAAGAAGTACAGATGGCAGGACAGATTAAGAACTACAGGCGTTTTTACGCCGCCTTCAATCGACTACCGCATTATGGTAATGATGAAGAACAGAAAGAGGGTTTCGTCTCCACGTACACGAAGGGTCGCACCACACATCTTTCTGAAATGAAGAGTCGGGAATACACCGATATGTGCAAGGCCTTGGAGAACATGTGCGGCTACGGCGACCAGCGCAAGCGACACCGCTCCATCGCCCTCCACCTGATGCAGGAGGTGGGTGTCGATACCAAGGACTGGCAGCGCATCAACGACTTCTGCCGACATCCGAGGATATGCGGCAAGGAGTTCGCACAGTTAGGTATCCCCGAACTGGAAGCCCTACAGTTGAAGCTCAGGGCCATCAAGCGCAAGGGAGGACTTAGGAGTGAAGAGGGAAGAGTGAAGAGTGAAGAAACAGCGTTCGCCGGACGAAGTGAAAGGCAATTCTCTTGCTCTTCTGACAATATACATCAATCGCAAATTATATTAGTGAATTATGGAACAGAACAATCAATCAAACCCAGTTGACCTCTCTCGGCTTACCGAGGAACAGAAGGAGGTCTTGAGACAACAGCTCAACGCTGAGGTAAAGAACAGCCGACAGGACAAGCGAGACGCTTACGAGGGTCTTCGCCATGAGTTCATGGAGAAGGTCAAGGAGAACCTCATCGATGTCATCGGCGACACCAAGAGCTTCAAGCAGTGGCTCGCCAAGGAGGTGCTTGCCTTCACCGCCATCATGCGCCAGTACGGACAGGTGAAATACGATGCGCAGCGCAGCTACACCATCACCGACGGCGACTTCCGCCTGCTCATAGCGAGCAACAAGGTGAAGGGCTTCGACGAGCGTGCCGACCTCGCAGCCGAGCGGCTGGTGAACTACCTCAAGGAGTACATGCAGAAGAGCGAGAAGGGCAAGGATGACCCGATGTACCAACTCGCCATGACGCTCCTGGAGCGCAACCAGGCTGGCGACCTCGACTACAAGAGCATCTCCAAGCTCTACGAGTTGGAGGCCAAGTTCGGCGACTCGGAGTACTCCGACATCATGACGCTCTTCAAGGAGTCGAACATGGTACAGAAGACCGCCGTCAACTACTACTTCTTCGAGCGTGACCCAGAGCTCGGTTTCTGGAGGCGCATGGAGCCTAGCTTCTGCCGCATGGTAGTAGGAAGTGAAGAACGAAGAGTGAAGAGTGAAGAATCTGACGGCAAGAGTGAAGAATCGCCTGACGCAAGTAGCGAGGGCGAATAAAGAGATAGTTGCATTTTCTATTATGTTTTAAGTTCAAAAGTAAGGAAGGGTGAGATAACCTTGAGAAAGTATCGCAAGAGGCACGGACTGAGCTACAAGAAGCGGGTTGCCGACATCAACGCTATTTACGACAAATATGCCAAGCTTGGCATATCCAATCGTGAGATCTGGAGGCAGTACATCTACCCGGTGTATGCCATCAGTGAGCGGCAACTGTACAATATCCTCAATGCCAGTGCCGACCCAAGGAACGAGATTTCCGAGGTTGACGAGCCCTTCCTGAAATTCCTTGATTAAGTGAAGAGTGAAAAAACATGGCTAATAATGATTTGAGCATTGTGACCAGGCGAATCCTTTCCGACATTCGGGTGGAACTGGGCGAGGAGTTCAACAAGAACTTCGAGCGACAAGGATTCTTCACCGAGGCTTGGAAGAGACGCAGAAGCCCGACAAGGGGCGATGGCCACATCTTGGTGGCATCGGGCGACCTCAGGCGCAGCATCATGAGCCGCAGCGACGCTACCTCCATTACGTTCTACAGCACCTCACCCTATGCCGCCATCCACAACGAGGGTGGAGAGATCAAGGTGACGGAGAAGATGAAACGGTTCTTTAGGGCTAAATTCTACGAGTCGATGGGGATGACCAAGAAGCAGGGCGATGGCAAGCATCGCACACTGACAGATGGTGGTTTCTACGCATGGACCTCCAAGATGCACCTCAATGCCAACGCCGAGTTCTGGCGTGCGATGGCTCTGATGAAGGTGGGTAAGAGCATCAAGATACCCAAGCGTGCGTTCTTAGGCATGGCTCCCGAGGTGGAGAGGGAAGTGACCGCCATCATCGAAGACAACCTCACGGAATATTTCAACCAATTAAAACTGTAAATCATTAATCATCAATCATCAATTATGGATCCAAGAGAAAAGCTATATACAGACATCAAGCAAGCCATCGAGGAGAATGTGCCCATCGTGGCACACGTGGGCTTGTATAATCAAGACGTGCCCTATGCCTCGGAGGGCGTACCGTTCGAGCGTCCTGCGGTCTTCATCGAGTTCGGGGAGATACAGTGGGCGCAGTTCAAGGCGACCGAGTTCGGTAGGAGTTGCGAGGGCTCGGGCGACATCAGACTCCATGTCGTGACCGACTGGAACGACGAGGCCTACCATCTCTCTTTCAAGTTGGGAGAGGATATTTGGAATGCACTGTCGGATATTTTCAGATGCGTTGACTACCAGGTGCGCTACCCCTACCTGACGCTGACCAACCACGACCATGGGGAGTTGCTGGAGAATATCGACGCATTCCACGTGAAGTACTACAAGCAATGGTGACAAATACTTTCATCATACATATACATATTACGTCATAGGTTACAATACTTTTATTATTTTCGCATGATCTAATGACAAAGAATCAACAAATACGATGCGGAGACTGAATGGGTTAATGATTATTGCAAATATAATGCAAGACGAAGGGCTGCACCTGGCGAGGTGCAGCCCTTTTTGATTAAACATGGCTGAAACTTGTGATAAGGGGTGTGGCTACAACTCGGTTGGACCGTCGCCGGAGCCAGAGCCGCCCGTGTCGGTACTACCAGAGCCACCGCCGCTTGTGCCGCCCGATGGGTTGTCCGATGGTTCCGTACCCTGGGCCTTCGCCTTGCGCTTCGCCTCGGCTTGCTCGTCACGGCTCGCCACGAAGTTGAAGGTAGCGTCCTTCTTCAGGTTCTCGAAGCTCTTGCCAGGAGTCCACACCACGTTCACCTTCTCCACGCAGTTGTCCGGGTTGTAGTCCTTGGCTTGTTCCGTGCCCTTGCCTTGCAGCGTGATGTAGAACTCACCCAGCTTTCCGAGTTCCACCTTCTTGCCAGCAAGGAGCATCTCTCTGAGGCACTTCACCGCCTTGCCCAGGATGGCTTGCACGTCCTCGGCATCATACACGCTGTTGTGGTCGCTGATGTGTTCGCTGAACTGTTCGAGCGACATCTTCTCGGAGTACTGAGCCACTCCGTAGGCTTTCTTTGGGTCATCCTGCTTGGCAGGGTTGCCCATCATCGCAATGCTGTAATTGATCATTTGCTTTTACTTTTTAAGATTGTTAGTACTATGTTATAAGACCGTTCTAACGGCGGTCTCTTTCTTGTGCTTATTACTATTTTTGTTACGCTTACCCTTGTGGGGCTTGATTTCAGTCCCTAATAGGGGCGAGGCTCGGTCGGTAGTAGCGACCGAGGGCGGTCGCTAGTAGGGGCGAGCGTCAGTCGCTAGTAGGGGCTGTTTAAAGTCTTGATTATTTCCTTCGACTTTTCGGTCAGTTGCAGCTTCTCTGCCGCCAGCTTCTCTGCCGCCAGTTTCTCCGCCGCCAGCTTCTCCGCCACCAGCTTCTTTGCCACCAGTTTCTCCGCCGCCAGCTTCTCTGCCGCCAGCTTCTCTGCCGCCAGCTTCTCGCTTAATAAAATAGAGTTTCCGAACTCGTTCTTTCCCTCGCACGCTTGATTTACCACGCAGCCATCCCCTGCTTTTACCTTGAACATTACACCGGCTCGGCTCATGGTGTGGAGCGTGGTGACTCTGAGTACGCAATCGGGAAAGGATAGCTTGCGCAAGGTTTTCTTCTGCTGTTTCTGATTGGTGTCGTTGGCTAGCTTGACGGTATCAAACAGCTCGGGTGCGGTGGTGCAGATGAGGTTGCCCATCATATTGGTAACGAACGCCGTGTTCACGTTGGCCCCGTTCTCGTAGATGATGTTGCATGATGCTCCGATGTAGGTACAGTTCTTTCGGATACTGGACATGGCGGGGGCGAAGAGTAGGAAGGAGATGCCATGCGCCACGTACCAGTCGCAGATCTTCGAAAAGATGGAGAACGGAGGGTTGTCGATGACCACGCAGTCATCGGGATAGTCGTAGTGCTCGAAGTCGCCGCCGGGGTAGAAAGGTCTTACCACAGGGCGGTCGCCTATGTCGAGGTGCTTGCGTGCCCAGCCGAGCACGGCATCATATACCATCGGCGGTGTATAGCAGTCGTCGGTGGTCTTCTTCGGTTTGAATTTTTCTACGAAATCATCGTAATTTATATTTTTCTTGCTCATATTCTTGCGAGTTTAGAAAATTTGTTGTATCTTTGCAGCGTGGGGAGTGTACGATAACCACTGAAAGCAGCGCACGACGTTGCAGAACCTGAGACCATTAGCTTACGCTTTTGGTCTCTTGTATTTTCTAAGGGTTCCGTTCACATACCAGAATATGTAGTCGTGGTGATATAGTTTACTACTCCATATCGCTTTGTTTCTATCCTCAATTTGCTTTTCCGTGATACCTTTCTTGAAGCAATGGTCTGTGAGGCAGACGCAGGCTTTTTGAACGTCGGAAGCGTGGTTTGCGTTGCGGCAACAGTTCATAGGTTTCTCGGGAGACTTAACATCGACAAACCCAAACTTGTTCCATAGGTCGGGGTTAGCCTTGCAGTCTTCAGGCAAGTCTTTGTATATTACTTTCCTTCCCTCCTTGGCATTGAAGTCGATTTCGGGATTAATAAGACAGTCACCAAACATATCGGCGAAAGCTTTTGCCACATCCATAACTCGAGAATAATCCTTAGCATTGGAACATGCCATTTTGTGTTGCATTACTCTTCCTGTCTTTCCTTTATACTTCTCTTCGAATTGCTCTGCGAAAGGCTTAGCAAAGATTTTATTTTGCTCTTCTTGTGTCAAGTCAGTCTTGCCACCCTTACTACGAGCATTGGCACATTTATACATCAATACACATGAGGCACATACTTGATTTTCTGGTACAAATCCAAGCTTCAGCCCTCCTCCCTTTGCCACATCGCAGTCGTTGCACCGCTTGATGGTGTAGGGGTTGTAATCTGGCATCGCCTTGCCTTGCTTGCCGGGGTTGAAGCGGAACATGCCTAATTTGTCGCCGCTCAATGCTTCCTCTCCACGGTTCATCGCCTCGGCATGGTCGGTGGCTGGGTACTTTTGTTTGCGTACCTGAGCCACGGTGCATCGGCAGTTATGTGCAATACCTATGGGCACGATGTATGACTCGTCCTCGGAAATAGATAGGTTAAAGACCTTGGTTTCTCGTTTCTTTTTTGTAACTTTGCCCTCGACTAACACATAACGAGTATGAAGAAAGGTATTTCTCAAGAAATCAAAGAACGAGTGGAAGCCATCGAAGGTACGAGTATCCTTGATGCCGCAAAACTCAGGTACGTCACCGAACAGCGAAGCTTTAGATGGCTCGCCCATCACTGGAGAGTCAACGGCAGGACCGTGCATCGCATCCTCGATGAGCTGCAAATCCCTATCAAGCATGGCAGCGAAGCCGTCAGAACCCAATGGAACGGAAACATAGCTCGGAGAGCGGAAGCAGGCAAGCGACTTGCGCAAACGAACCAAGAGCTTGCCGCCAAGGGTCTTCATGTGCGCCAAGGAAAGACCAAGGCGAACAGCAGCCTCATTCGTGGCATAGCGGAAAAGTTGAAGCTTACCACTTCTTTTCGTCGACCATCGGTAAGAAAGAAGGCGATCGAAAACTCCCTTGCCGCTCGCAAGATTCATCCAGAGCGGATGAGCGCACTGCACACGCCAATGAGCGAGAGCGAAGAAATCGTGTCCGCTCACCTCGTTGCAATGGGCATTCCATTCGAGACGCGCAAGCTTATGAGAGGTTACGTCGTGGACTTCTTTATCGAAGAGTTCGGGCTTGTGATTGACTGCCAGGGACGCAACCGCTTTCCCCTTTCTTACGCACGACATCAAGCCATAGCGCAAGAGGGTGTATGCGTTGCCTACTGTGTGAACGAGCAGGTGAAGCGCAGAATATTCGCCGACCTGGATGATTATATCTCCCTTGTGAAGGTCTTCCGCAGCGACCCATCCTCTCCTTGTACAGAAGCGGTGATTTGGGGTGCATGTGGTCTTCGCCCCTTTGGTGACGATAGTAACAAGGTTACCCTCGAACGGACGGGAAAGCGTGGCTGTTACCTTACGAAGGTTACCGCTGCCGCCGACCACTAAATCGCCTTTTTTGATACTTACGATATCCTTCCAGCCATTGGCGGTGAGTACAGGTGTGCCAGGTATAAAACAATTCCATCCGTTCGGTGGGTAGTAGGTCTCCCAGAAAGGGTCGCTCATGGGGAGTGTCACGCCATCGAGGGCGGCGTGCTCAGGTCGTACCTTGTCATCGTGGGCGGTGCGGTACTGGAGATAGTAGCGGTCGCCGTCCTCTGCAAACTGTTCCCACTTCGCCGCCATGGTGGCACTTGCCGCAACAAAATTATATTCCGAGTGCAGATAGTTGGCGTTGTACTTCTCGTCTATCTTTCTAACGTCGTTTAGAAAGCGTTCGAACGGCTTTTTATCGCCATTCTCATCCACCATGCTTGGGAACGCCTCGTTGAGCTCATGAAAGGCCTTGATGCCTGAGAAAATATAGTTGGAGCGAGTGAGCCGCTCACGCATCTTCGGGGTCATCTCCACCTTCTCGAAGCTGGAGTCCAGAACCCCTGCGTGGGTGTTGATGAAGTCTTGCGCCTCGTCCGATGCCAGGATGTTGATGTCGAGTTGTGCGCCCTTCTGGCGGAACAAGCCCTTCATCATCTTGTCGAACTTGGTTTTAAGTGAAGAGTGAAGAATTCAACGGTTTATCACCTTCCCCAAGCGAGGAAAGTGGGTTGAGCCGTGAGGAAGTCATGGCGAGGTATCGGGAAGCGAAAAGGAAGGAGGGGTTGAAGTAAGGGCTATATGTTGTCATCCTGACAGAGCATGAGCGACCATAGCAGGAGGCTGACTGTTTTTTTTATTGGACCTACAATGCCTTTTCGTCTAAATATAGTTTTGCCAGAGATTCCAAATCTATACTTGAAGCACCCCTGATGTTTTCAACAATGGTATCAGTGCGCTCATCATTCATGATGATGCCCACAGCCTCACTGGGTGTCAAGTCGCACTGCTTAGCTACATAGCAGGCGATCTCACCTAGTACATTCTCATAACTTAATTTTTCCTTATTCATGTCACCTAGTCTTTAATCAGTTCATCAATAGCCCTTTGAGTACAAAAGCAATACTGGATATACTCATGGCCAAATTGCGATATGCGAGAGGCAAACTCTTTTAAGGGAGCCTCTTCCAAATAAGCAATGCCAAACTCTTCTTTGTAATGTTCTATTTCTTGGTCAACTATAGCGTCTGCAACAGGACCTATTACTATGTCATAACTATGCTTGAAATCAGCGTTCTCCCTATTCAGAAGAATAAACTTTGCCCATTCTGAGGTAAATCCATCAAATATCTTAATCGAGAGCCCTTTTTGCTCACAGCGCTTGGGATAAAAAAGAAAAGCATTGACCGTGATAGTCCCATGATGAATGAAACTGCTACGTTTACCCATCTGCCAAGCCCTCTTCCAATTAGGAGTAAGGTAAAATCCCTTTCCAAAGTCATTGTGGGACTTGCATTTTGAAAGGTCAGGTGTTACGATTTCCATATAACTTCCATGCAACAGTCTCATACCTTTACCATATTATTATCCTTATTCATACACAGCATCTTGCGATTATAACAAACTGTTGTCAAATCTTCTATAATTTGTAACTTAGGCAAAGTCTGCTCATATTCATAGTTCTCTTCCAGGAACTTGATGCCTTGATACTTTTGTAGATAAACATAAGCTTTCTGCCTGGAGATTTTCTTAGCTTCAGCAAACCAACAGGTAGCCATGGTAATAAACTTAATTTGTTTCATCCTAACCTCATAACTAGGATACAGTCCATCCACATATAAACTTAATTTCTCACCCATTGCTTCCAACAGCACAGAGGCATCCTCCAGGGAAATATTTGTTTTGCCACTCTCAATTTTAGAGATGCTACTTTTCCCCAGTCCAACAAGCTTTCCCAAGGCTTCTTGAGATATTTCCTTCTTTCTTCTGACAGTCTTGATGATGCCACCAAGAACAGTGTCTGCATTTTCAAATTTCTTTTTCATGCTTATTCTTCTTTAAACCTCAGCAAATATAAGAAAAGTTTCCCAAAAGGGCAACTTTTAATAAAAGAATTTATACTTTTTAAACTTTATGAGAACTTTTGCCTTATCCAGGATTTTGCCATATCAGAAATTTCACTTATCTTAGTGCTGCTTTTAAAAACAAACAAAATTCTGAATGACATGGCAAAAGTACGAATAAAATCTGAGAAACTCACTCCTTTTGGAGGAATATTTGAAAACTAACACCATCACAAATAGAAGAATACAAGAAAAAGCTAAAATAAAATAAGCCAAGAAGCAATTGACTTCTTGGCTTATTTTTATATAGAAATGGCAATTCCTGTCAATTTCTATTGAAAAAAGGTTACATTTTCAGCAAAAAACAGGGCCAACGGATACAATTATTTCACAAAAATAGAATTGATTATTTTATACTTGTTTTTGGATAAATTATACAACCTCCATTTGAACAAATCTAAGTACTTTTGCAACTGAGAAATTTGAAACTAAGAACTTGTTTCTTACTCGAATTTTTACTATGATTGTATAATTTTCACTTAAATAAAATAATGTGATATGAAAATCAGAAACCTATTAGTGGTATTGCTATTGGCGAAAGCGTGTCGTGGAAAGCAAAGACCAAGATGCTGTATATACCGTAGGTATGCGTGGTGTTCACGATGGTGGAATCGCAGGATACAACGGGGCACAAAACATAGCAAAAGGTCTGTCGCAGATTATTGAGACCCAAAGAAAACTTATCCAGGAAAACATAGGCTCCCCTACTCAAGTTCCACAAATGTTTTGCCCTTACAAGGAAGTGCTGGACGCATATAACACAGGCAACATCAACTTACCAGAGGACATCACTCTCTGTTGGGTAGATGACAACCATGGCTATATCCGCCAGTTTCCATCTGTTTCAGAACAGAAGCGCAGTGGCAGCAATGGTATCTATTATCATCTTAGCTACTGGGGGTCGCCTCAAGACTACCTGTGGCTTAGCAGCATTTCCCCATCTTTGATAAGTTACGAATTAGGCTGCGGATATGAGCAAGGCATCCAACGCTTGTGGGTCATAAACGTAGGCGACATCAAGCCAGCAGAAGAAGAAATAGAATTCTGCATGGACTTGGCTTGGGATGTAAACAAGTGGAATCCTGAGAATGCAGCCATCTATAGTCGTGAGTGGGCTGCTCGAACATTTGGAGAGGATGTAGCCAATGAGATTGGCGACATAAAGCAAGAATATTACCGATTAGCCGCAGCTGGAAAACCAGAGCACGTAAGTTCCGTGTCATATACCATGCAAGAAATGGACTATCGAATCGCTGCATACAAGGCTATCTCTGAACGTGTAGAGGCCATCAAGGGTAATATTCCTGATCGCCTGCAATCCCTTTCCGCCATCGTAAATCCAGGCTTCGAACAAGACTACAATGGCTGGACTATAAATTGCAGTGGCACATACAACACAAAGATAAGCACAGGAGAAAAACCTACTGGGGCAACCAGTCCTCTCATTGCAGCGAACCAAAAACATTTGCAAATATGGGGCATCAATGGCAGTGGTTCCGTCTCACAGACGATAGAAGGTCTAGAGGATGGACAGTATGAGCTTGGCGTTACTTTCTGCCATACAGGATCGGCTACCGGGACTCTCTTTGCCAACAATGTAAGTACTGCTATGACATCAGACAATGTTTACAAGGTTGTAGTCCAAGTCACCAATCACAGGCTAAACTTTGGAGTCAAATACAATGGCACTTCCAATTCCGTCATCGACATAGATTCATTCACGTTGCGTAAAATAGGAGCAACTGGCATCCAACAGAGGACGATGAATAAGCCACAGATTAGTAATCGAATCTATGACTTGTCAGGAAATGAAATATCTATGCCACAAAAAGGTATATATATAACCAACGGAAAGAAAATCATTAAATAAGCCCACTTTAAAAAGTTTTTTGCTCTGCAAAAGCCCTATTTATGGAGGTGGGAAACTTTAGTTATCTTACTCTGTGTGGTGAAGAGTTCCCGAAATCTTGGTAAGCTCAATATTTTTTTGTAATTTTGCAGAAACAATGAATA